GTTGTATTTTAGGTTGTTCAAACTGTAAATTTACCTGGCTTACGTCTCCAGTACTATTGCCTTTAGCAAGCTGCTGTCTTTTTTGATTGGCTTTTTTCTTTGGATTAGCGTCTCCTGGAGTTAAGCCTGTTGTTTTTGTTGCCATTTATAATGCCTGTTTTTGTGCAACCGCAAGATCATATTGCGCTTTATTTGTTTTATACTGCATATTACTATTAAAGCCACCAACAATAGAACCAGCCATACCAAGTGCGTATGGACCAAAACTTGGCTTGGGTATCTTAAGTGGTTTAACAGGATCAAGATACGTTTTCTTAAGATAATTTCTAGCAGATCCCCTTCGAGAAGCTCGATCAGCCTGTGCATCAAGTCTCTGCGTTTGCGATCCTTTAAGTGCAAATGCAGCATTTCTATTGGTCACAAAATCTGCTGCTGCTCTCGATCTTTCTATTTCAGCTAAAAGAGTCCAGGCATTTTGACCAATACGTTGCGAAGCTATTTCTCCTTTCTTTTGTAGCGCTACTTTTCCTCGTTCTGTTTGCTCTTGCGCTCTAGCTTCTTGTATTTGTTGTTGTTCCATAGTGATCCTGGTCGAAGCTCTTTCATAAGCCAGGTCAGCCATAAATTCTGTATGTTGTATAAAGTCTTGATTCATCTTCTCCCTAGTCTCTTCCGTCATCCTGTTCGATTGCGTCTGCAACATCTGACTTTGATACTGCAAATTATTCTGTGCGTTTTGGAAGGCAACATTAGACTTGGCTTGCTGGTAAGCCATGAATTGCTGTCCTACCCCTATAACAGCACCTACTACAGAAATCGGATCACACATTAGTTAAATCTTGGCAAATTCATAAAAGAGACGACCTTCTACTCCAAATGTAGCGTGTTCTTTAATGATTGAGAAACCCATGTACTTAATCCATTTTACATGAGTTGTATTTCTTGCATCTACAAAATTAAATAAAATTGGATAATTCATGTGAAATTTATTTAATTCTATTGGAGAGTTTCTTAAAAAAGCTCTTACGTCTTGATAATCGCTAGTCATAGTTCTATGTCCTAACATCCATATTTTCCCCATATTTTTCCTAACTGGCATCACTCCATACATACCCATAATATTGCCTTTACGACCTACCATTGTCATGCAAGGACTACTTCCGAAATAACAATATATAAGACTACTTTTTGGTTCAGATCCAGAATATGCTCGTATTTCTTCTATATCTTCTTGCCTCATATTTTCGGCAACTTCTACTATGTCATTGGGAGTTGACCTTCTCCAATGAAATTTACCTATATTCGTCTTGCTCTGCTGTGTAACCATCCTTCCCATTCTGCTGATTGAATACGACAAGGTAGTGGACTATCACTCAAAATTTCAACTTTTGTGTCGTTATTTTGAGCCATAACTGGCACTTTGAATTTACCTGTTAAGAAAGGCGCTTGACCTAACGCTGGAGGATTCTGACCTATTATAAATCCATTATAAGGGTAAGTAAAAGAAGATCTACCTCTTGGACTAACTTTTACTTTAAATGCACTTGTGTCATCAAACACAAAAGTCCAGGTTCTAATTTGTAATCGTGGACCAGCTATAACAGAAACACCACCCCCTGCTGGTTGTTCTTTAAGGTAAGGAGTACTAAATTCGTACAACATATCGTACAGTTCTCCTATAAAAAATTTAGCGTTAGACAAATCTCCAAGTACTGTCATAGTTCCATTTCCAACAAAGCCAGCTTGTGTTGCGCCAGCTTGTGTTTCCGAACTAGGTGTAATAACTTGACCATGTTGAATTGTATTACCAGCAACGTCTCGACCTACAACAACTTGTATTCCTGTAGTAGCTGTTGGATATGGTAAAGAAATAATTGATTGAACACCAGCTCCACCCTGGTTGATAACTTCAATATGACATCTAGTTTCATCTATCTTTCTATCTAGTAAAACTTCAAGATTACTTCCAGGGTCAACTGATTCTGGACGTAACGAACATTTTTCTAAGTAAACTCCATCTGCATATTGAATTATAAAGAATACGTCACTATCTATTATTGATGCGCCAAGTACTTGCTTATCTCCTTTAACTTCCCAAAACGACCAAGAGGATTGTAACTTTTCATCTTCTTCATAAAAGAATTTGTAAAAATAAACACGCTTTGGTTCGTCTTTACTAATAGCTAATATCGTTTCTTCTGAAGCGCTGCTAACCAAACTAACTATATTTTTAGGTAAGTATCTTGGAACTGCGGAAGATACTTCTTCTGATACTGGAACTGCACCTGTAACATCTTCCAGGTAAAAGTCACGCAAACCACTAAACTCTCCTTTAGGTATTGAAAAATAAACTGTTCGACCAACTGCTATAGGGTCAACATTAGGTTCAGTTTCGTATGTAGTTATAGCTGTAATAGTTGCTGTTTGAGGTGTTAATGCGCCTCCAATACCAACTGCTCCAGCGTCTAATCTAAACTGACCATGCCGACTAAAGAGCAGCAATGTGTTTGCAAATGCCAAGCTGGATGTTAGGAAATGAATTTCCGTACCGCCTGTGACTAGATCAATAGGGTCGCTGTCAACAATAGTCTGTACTGTCTCAGGAAAAAATCTATCGTAACTATCTGCTGCACTCATTATCACGTTTTCATCTGCCAGGAATACAAGTCTATTTCTAAAAGTATTAATGTTATTTAAAACAGTACCGACAAAAGTAGGAGTAGGAGCTGTAGTTAAGTCGCCAGCTATTCGTGGGCTGTAATCAAATTCTTTAAATTCAAATGTACCAGTAGCAGCATCACGCACTAAAACGTGTGGCATAGTTGACCTGTTAAATTTAAAAGGCTCTAATGGACCAACTGTTTCTCTCCATATTCCAAAACCAAAATCCGTACCATTAGAAGTTTCAAACTTAACGTAATAGTCATCTAGTTTTGTAGTTTTAGTACCCTGGACTTTAATAATAAAATTGTTTTCGCATAAGGTTGGTAAGTCATTAATCGTATCTATTGCGCCTCTAATAGCTTTTGTATAAGTACCAGCTTTACTGTCTGTGCTTTCTAAAATAAAATCTGTATCGTCAGCTCTTTCAATCCTAATAATGTATTGATCTTGAGTAAACGTCCATCCCGAAGGCAATGCACTTTGTAGTTGGCTAGTTAAATCTGAAGCAATTGTGCCTGAGTTTGGTACTGTTCCTCCTGGAGAAGCAGATGTGTGCGAAGCTGTTGCTAAAGTGTTAGCTCCTGTAGCATCTTTAATTTTAACTTCGTATGTAGTTGAGTAGTCAGCAGCTTTTATAAATACAATTCCCTTGCGTGAAACATCTGTAGATAACTCATTAAATCTACAATTTCCGCTTGTATCTAGTTGTGTTGCGCCTACAAGAGTAAAAGTATTGTTATCAACTTTTGTTGCTTCGTATGTGTCATCTACTCCAGTACCAGTTTCAAAATCAATTTGTATTTTTACACCAGTTTCTAAACCATGATTATTTGACGTAACAGTAATTATTGTTCCTACTCCTGGGGGAGTTGCGCCATCATTTTGCGTGTAAGTACCAGGATGATCCATAGTAACCACTTTTTCTCTATTCAATATAAATGTATAGTCTGCAACTGACGCAATTCTAAATTGCTCTGACGGATCAGCAGTATTGCTAATGTTTAAATAATCAGTACCATTAGGAGCTGTAACTGTTTGAACATTGCCATCTAAGTCAAATACATCTATACCTCCGTCTTTAATAAGAATTAAGTATTGTATAACTCCGTCTCTATCGACAACCTTTACAAATGGTTTACCTGTTCCAATCGAACCACTAATTAATTTAGATATATGCTGAAATGACGGACGTTTAGTTAAGCCTTCAACTGGAGAAGATAAGCAATTTACTACTTGTTCCGCTTGTGAAGCTAGTCGTAAAGCTGAAGGCTGTTGACTAACCCCATTAATCATGTTGGGAATAGAACTACTTATTAATCCCATAATTACCTAGATAAAACGTCAGAGGGTCTAAATGTTCTTATTGGATTAACTCTTCTTGGATGTCCTCGAAGCATACTATGTTCGCTTAGTGTTGTTTCTTCTTCCAAGAATTGCGCTCTAACTTCTTGCTCAACTAATATATTAATCTCTGTCAAATCTTTACTTCCAATCATAGACTCCTGTAATTCTCTACCAGTTTTTGTCATTATATAAACTCTAGCGTGTTCGGGTAAGTCATCCCAATCAAGAAGAATTGTCATATCAACTTTTAAATTTTTTTCAAATTCGTATGTATTATTTTTTCGGTCATATAGTTTTGAGCCTCTTTGAACTACATCAATATCTGGATAGTCATAAGGATCTACAAAAATTCTACTTACATTAGATCCAACTGATATGTGATTTGTAGTTGAGTCTCTTACTAAACTAACTTGATAGTCAGTATTGAAAGACCATCCTTCTACTTGTAACTTACGACTAACACTATCAATAGTTGTTTCTGCCAAGTTACCTAAACCAAATAAGCCTTGAAGAGAGTTAATAGGAGCTTCTCCCATCATTTGCAAGGCTTTATTGACCGCTTCTAATTTTGAAGTTCTAGCAAGTGCCATTTACTTTTTCTTAGTTCCTTTTTTTGGAGGTCGTCCAGGTTTTGAGTACGTTCCTTTTCCTTTAGGCATAATAATAAGGGAGTAAGTTTACTCCCCTATATTAACTACTTATGAGTTAGACGCATATATTTCAATAGCGCAATCTGGACGTAGTACACCTGTACCATGAGCCATAGATCCGACCATAAATACACCCTGGTATAACGCATGAACATCATTTCCAGTTTGTTCCATTTTAAGATCCATTAACTTAACTGTACCAACTGCATCTGGTGTAAATGCAAGTCCGATATTATCGGTGTAGTCAGCATGATAAGTGTTGTTCTCTCCAGTAACAGCAGTTCTATTAGCTTTAGGTAAATTATTAGATTTAATAATTGAAATACCAGCAACCTTAAGAACTGTACCTTCTGAGTATGCTCCAGAACCACCCCAATCTCTGTTAAGAACATCAGTAGTCTTAGCAAGTTTGTAGTAGTTTATTGGGTCAAGCGCAAAGTATCTTGAATTTTCTGGAATATTATTGATGTCAAATGTCTCTGCAACTTTCCAAAGAGCAGTAACAAGATCGTCTCCAGTAACAGCAGCAACCGCAGCAGCAGTATTGGCAGTACCAGACTTAAGAATTTTAATTCTTGTACCTCCAGGTAAATCTGTATTAAAGTTTGTACCTGTTCTAGCAGCTTGAGCTATTGTTGCAGCTACGTTTTCATCAAAACGATAAGCTAGGGCATTACCCATTTCCTCTGTATATTTTGACCTCACATCATAGTGGTTCTTAGCTTCATCTATGTCCGCTAGGAAAACTTGACTTACGAGTTTGTCATCAATATTTATGGTAGCCTCAGCGTGTTTGATGCTATCCCCTGTCAATTGTGTGCCAGGTGTATGATAGGAAGTTGAGCTGAGTCCAATAATTGGGAATTGTGCGGATTTTCCTGATTGAATCGTCCGAACTGTATGCAATGACTCGAATATTGTGGCTTTACGGAATGCTGATAGCACCTCTCCACTCCACACTTTCAAGAAAAGTGCGTCATAAGACGTACCAGCAGCATTGACCAAGCCGAGTCTTGAAGGACTAAAATTAGCCATGTCAATTAGAAATAAATTTGGAATTAACCAACCCTATTTCACTTAGTCTGATACCCCTCAAGGATGCTATGTGTAATAAATAAGTGTAAGGTTATTACAATACTATCAAAAAATGAACGAAGATCTACCTTATATACCAGAAATAGACGTATTAGTACCACCTAAAACAATTTTTTATCCACCTGTGGCAGACGTTCCGTACCTAGACCCTTTACTTCTTCCAAGTCTGGAACAGGTAGAGTCGGGCTTGGCAGATCAGGGATCTTCTTCTGAAGAAGAAACATCATCTTCAAAGGGGGAAGAGTTACAACTAACACCAGAGACAATACCGACAATCCCGCCAAACACCAAAGACCTTTTATCAACTGAAGAACCTGTAGCTACGTTTAATATACCATTTTTTGGAGAAATGCCTATACCCTCGCCAGAAGTAATCGCCTCAAGTGTAATCGCATCTAGCGTAAGTGCCACCGCAGCAGTAACAGGTTCAATAGTTTTACAAAGCGTTATTAATCAATTAAAGAAAATAATGACAAAAATATTTAAAAAAGTACTTAAAAAAGAAATTGCTAATCAGAAAAAAGATCAGAGTTAGCTTTAACATAAGTTCGTATATTAATGACATCACTACAGATGTATGCGTATTCTGAAGCAGGGTTTATCATGTAGCCTGATGCGTGAAGCTGACTACACTTCAAAATACGAACTAGCTGTTTATCATGCAC